CCGGTGTTGTCGTAGATGTTGTTGTGACGGCGCGCGCCACGGTTGCGATCGGTGCTGACGAAGCGCCCCATGCGCGGCTGCTGGTAGGCGCTGATCTCCTGCCAGTGCGTCATCCAGCTCGACCGCTCGTTGAACATCGCCGACTTGCGCTGCAGTTTGCGCTGGCGCACCGTCAGCGGGTTGCCGTCCGGCGGGATCATGTCGCCCATGTCTCAGCCCCCCAGGAGCGTAGGGGCCCCCGTCGTCAACGCGCCGGTGGCCACACCGGTCGGCCCAGTCAGCAGCGTGCTGGTGCGGCGCTTGCGCGCCGCGGCCATGTCGGGGGTTTTCTGTTCCTGCAATGCGGGCGGCGCCGGCATGGCAGGGATTTCAGGGGTGAGCGCTTTGCCCACTTCCTTCACCACCCTTGGGGCAAGCAAGGCCCCGGCGGCAAAGGGCAGTGCAGCGGCAGCAGGTCCGCACATGGTTCAGCCTCCGAGCAGGGTAGGTGTTGCGCTGACCAGCGCGGAACGTGTGATGCCGGATGGTGAGGTCAGCAGCGTGCCGCCGGCCATGCCTTGCCCGACTTTGCGGCCGGCTGCGGATGCGAGCGGGCCTGCGGGCTTGGCTTCTTGCAGCGGAGTCACCGGGGCTGCTGCGGGAATCGTTTTGCTCAGGCACATCGTGTGCGTTCCTCGGCGCCGATACTGACGCGCAGGGGCAGTATCGGCCGGAGGCGGCCGGGCATCCGCCCTCACCGGCGCAGGGCAGCCAGAGGGTCGTAGGCCAACGTCTCCGCTTGGTGGCGCTCCGCGTGCGCGCGGGACGCCTTCTGCACCGGGAAGGCAAACGTCAGGCCCAGCGCGTCGAACAGGTCCGGGCTGGGCAGGCCGCGGGCCTTGATGTCGTCCTTCGGCTCCAGCACGAAGCGGTCCTGGGCGTCGAACCAGTAGCGCGGCGTGGCCAGGTCCTGGCGCAGCTCCAACAGTTCCGGGATAGCACCGCCAGACAGCACCCACTCGCGCACCGCGTTGCCCATCTCCGAGCGCTTGTTCGTGAAGCGCGGGCTCGTGGCCCGGCCGCCGAAGTTCACCTCCACCACGTCACGCCCGAGCTGGCGCAAGCGGTCGATCACCCCGGCGCCATTGCCGGCGTCCACGAAGACGGCATCGGCACCCCAGTCGTCCGCGATCTGCATCACGCGCGCCGCCAGGGTCATGTTGTCAACGCCGCGCATTACGGTCGGGATGCCGGCCACCAAGCCTTGCCGCGGGAAGATCACACTGCGGTCGTCGCCGAATCGCGCGGGGTCCACGCCCAGCACCTTCGGCGCGAAGCTGTAGGCATCCGGCCTGTGCTTGCGCTGCTCAGCCAGCAGCACATCGCTCAGGCTCAGGAGCTGGTCATCGCCGGCCGCGCTGAAGTCGCACATGAACTCGCGCAGCCACGACTGCTCGGGCATCTCAGCCTTCAACCGGGCCACCTCGGCGCGCGGCAGGGCGTCCGTGTCGTAGACGGTGTATAGCGCGCTGTGCCAGTCCTGCAGCTTCTTGGCCCGGTAGTACAGCTCGCTGAAGAGGTTGATGCCGTTGGGCGTGCCGATGAAGAGCGCCCAGCCAAGCCGATCGGACAGCGCCGGCTGGATGATGTCCTGCCACACCTCGGGCTTCGTCTGGGCGACCTCGTCGATCACCACGCCGTCCAGGCGCACACCGCGCATGGCGTCCGGGTTGTCCGCACCGTAGACGCGCACCATGGCCCCGTTGTGTCGCACGCGCACCCACAGCTCGGATTCGTTGACCTCCACCAGGTTGCGCAACAGCAGGGGCTCGACGCGCTGCTTCAGCCGGGCCCATGCGATGGCCTTGGCCTGCTTCAACAACGGGGCGACGTAGAAGAACAACCCCAGGTCCTGCGTGAATCGCAGCGCGGAGTCCAGTAGCTCGGCCAGCGCCAGCTCGGTCTTGCCGGCCCGGCGGTGCAGCGCCAACACCGTGAAGCGCTTCTTGGCGATGTGGCATTCGCGCTGCCACGGGCGAGGCTGGTAGCCGAGGTCGATCGTTGTCATGCAAGGTGGCTGAAGTCGGGCTCTTCGTCCGCCCGCGGCACGCCAGACACCACGATCACGGGCTGCGGCGTCATGCTCCCATCCGGGCTGACCATCTCCGTGCGTTCGACGCGGTACGCCGCGCGCCGGGCCTTGAGCACCAGGCCCAGCATGGCGTCGCTGTGCTTGCGCACGGTCAGCGGCACGGGCTGGCCGTTCTCGTCCAGCACGGGGCGCCAGCGCTCCTCCAGCTCCATCTCGCCCGACAGCGGGCACTCGACGGGGACGGTGTAGCGCTCCATGCGGTACGCCAGCTTGCCGCGGTCGATTACGGGCTCTTCCCAGCCGTCCCGGCCGCGCCGGATGGCCTCTTGCTCGGCGCTGTCGATGCCGGCCTCCATGGCGGCCTCCCAGGCCTCGGCGAAGAGCTTGTCGGTGTTGCGCGCTCGGTTCGCGGTGCTGCGCGAGATGCCGGTCACGTCGAGCGCGTACTGGACCACCGGCATGCGCTTCAGCGCCTCCAGGAACAAGGGTTGCCAGTCGAAGGGGTGGTGGGACATGTTCAGCAGTTTGCGGCATCGGGCGGGGCTCATGCGCCCCGTTGCTGCCGCGGCGCCACCCAGCGGGTTGGCACCTGGCAGCGGATGCGGCCCTCGTAGATGTCGCGCACCGTGCGTCGGCTGACACCGTGCAGGCGTGCCAGGGGCACAAAGCCGAGCTGGGCCAGCCGGATCGCCTTGTGGATCGTGCCCACCGTTGCACCAGCCGCGCGCATCTCCAGCACCAGCCGGTCCCGTTTTTCCAGGGCGTCCAGGATCTGGTCCACCTGGCGGTCGGTCAGCTTGGCCCGCGGGTGCTGTTCCCCGATCACGTGGCCACCATCGTTGACTGCCAGGAGTCTGCGATTTTTTGCGTTGTTCAACATTGCCAGTTACCTCCTTCGTAGACCACTGCACATGCCTCACTAAAACTTGTCGAGTGCACCACGAACATCAGCACATCTCACCGCACCATGGGGCCCCTAAAGGGGCCCCCCATGGTGCATGAGATGTGCAGATGCGCAATGTTCACTTTTTTGCACCACACACCTGATAAATGCACCACACACCACGCGGTGCACGAGATGTGCAAAGTGCTAACCAAACGTGCACAATGCCCTACACACCGTGCTGTTTTCACCCCCACTTTGCCAGGGGCAGTGCACAATGCCCAACCTGTATTCACCAGGAGAACACCTTGACCTCTAAGATTCCCACTGCCGACCGGCTCAAGATCCTTGCCGAAGCCAAGGCCGGCGCCACCTCTGCGGCATTGGCGCAGCGCTACCCCTACCCGCAGGTGCGCATCGCACGGCTCATTAGCGCCGGCACCAGCGGGCACGGGCGCAAGCTGAGCACCGAGGATGAGGACGCGATGCTGGTGGCTTCTCAAGGAGGCATGAGTGGGGTCGCCATCGCGGAGCGGTTCGGCGTGCACCGCAACAGCGTGCTGCGCGCCCTGGAGCGGGCAACAGCTCGGACCCTCGGGATCGCCAAACCATCCCGCAAACCGGTCGCCCTGACCCCGGAGCAGGTGGACGAGGCCGAAAAGCTCCATGCCTCCGGAACACCGGTTTCCGACCTGGCAGAGCGTTACGGCACGAGCGTTGCCACCGTCACGAAGGCCCTGACGCGGCGCCAGCGTGACAAGGCGCTGCGCGCCATGATCGAGGGCCGGCCGAACAAGCCCCAGACCGAGACCGGCTCTGTCGGTCTGACGGGCGACCTGGCAAAGCAAGTGGTGGCCCGGCGCGAAGCCATGCGCACGGAGAACGTGCCGCCGATGGAGGTGATCCCGACCCTGGCGCAACTGTTCGGCGTCCCAATGGGCGTCATCAAGCAGACGTTGATCGACGCGCGCAAGGCGGCCAGGGCCGCGGACGACTTCAGCCACCTGGCGTGAAGGGTTCACGCTCCGGGGGCTTGACAGAGATTTAGCACGTGCTAAAGTAGACCCATCGACAACGCAACCGGAGCAACGAACATGGTCACCGTACACCTCACCGATTTGCAAGCGGCCTACATCGCCCCCGCTAAACGGGCGCAAGCTCTGGCGCAGCAACAAGGCACCCCCGCCTATGTTGTGCTCGGTCCCCGCGCCCAAGTTCGGCCGGAGTTCCCGGGCGTCTGGTGCCACCGCGTGCACCCGAATGGGTGGGTCGATTGCTGCGTCCTGGAGGCCTGAGCCAAGCCCATCAACAACGCAACCGGAGCAACGAA